TCAAGAACTTGCGAGTGCTGCTTGGCCGCTTCGCGCTGCGCGATCAATTGTTCGGCCTTTTGATAGGCCAACGCATCGGCGTAAGCCTCTGGCGTTTCAAACTGATCGACAGACTGTGCTGCCGGAGCCCTCAAAGTTTGCGTTTCCGCAACCTTCTGTGCTTGTTCCCGTTCCCACTTTCGTTGCTCTCTTGCGAGGCGTTTTCCAATAGCTGCATCAAGTTCCTCTTGCGAGAATGTCTTGGGTGCTTCTGCTTCCGGCGCTTTAACTTCAGGTTCAGGTGCAGCCGTTGCTTCCTGTTCTGGCGCGGGGTCTACTACCGCTAGGCTTTCGTCTGACATTTTTCGATTCCATAGAATCCCTGGTGGACGCACCAGTACGTGTTTTCAGCATTATGCTGGAATTTATGCAAGCGTGGACGAAACGGCAACTCTAAAAGTAGCAGAAGCCAAAGTTTTAGATGTTCCGGTGTTATTTGTTACAACAACATAAACATTATTTGCGGCGTTTACATAGCCCGATATTGTCATTCCTTGCAAATCAACACTACATGAAGCGGAAACTATGTTCCCTAACACTGCATTTGCAACCGTAAAATTAGTTGTAGCCGTAGCGCCATTTGCAATAGTTCCAAGCGTTGCTGTTGTACTGGCGGTGTAAGTTGTGCCAATAAAACTATTTGTATTGGTTGATTGATTTAATACTTGACCTAACTTATTTCCATCTAAATTATTAACTTCTATGTACGCAGCGGAAACGCTTGTGCCAACTACTATGCCATATTGTTGAGTGCCAGAAGCACCCAAACTATCAAAACAACGGTTTCCTACAGTTACAGAACCATTGGCGTTATAGGTACTTGTAGAATAACCAAGCACAATGCCGCCAGATGGGGTTTCTGCGGTGTAAGTGTTATTGTTGTATACAACATTACCTTCTAGCATAGTATTTTGCCCACCAACAAATATACCCGGCCCACTAGCACCGTGGATCATATTGCCATAAATTCGTGTGCCGCTACCCCAACATTCAATTCCTTTATTTGTAAAACCATCGCTATCTAAACCAGTATAACTATTAAAAATATGGTTGCCAGATACTATGTTAAAAAAAGTTGTGGCAGTTTGGGCTATACCAATACCAGCGCCATATCTCCAATTAGAAATTGTGTTGTTGTCTATAAATAAATAGCCGCCTTGTAATATAGTGCCAGAATTTACACAGACATTATTTTGAATCCACCCGTATTCAGTAGTTTGTGAGCCAGTTTCAGTTGTCAAAATGCTTTCGTTAACGCCTTGCGAATCAGCAGTTGTTCGCTCAATATAGTTATCTTGTATCCAAAATTTACGGCACGAATTAAAAGCTACACCAAGTTTATTAAATTTTATTATTTTACAATTTCGTATTGCTACAAAATTACCGTTATAAAAACCAAAAGCACTAGTTGCAGAGGCTGAAGATATATCAGCAAAATCAATTTGTAAGTCTTGCACGGTTACATAACTAACACCACTTCCGCTAACAAAGCCAGATACATTAGTTCCATTTGAACGAATAATAGTATTATTTTGACCAGCACCAACAAGTGTAAGGTTAGAAACTAATGACAAAGAAGAACAAAGATATACACCGGCGGGCAAGTACAACACGCCGCCCGCGCTATCATTTATTGCTGCCTGTAAAGCAGCAGTGTCATTAGCTGACCCATCGCCAACAACCCCGTAGTCCAAAGCATTATTAAACTGCTTGCCTTGCTGGATCATCGAAAATGAAGTTTTTGTAAGTGCCATTTTTATTTCCAAATAAAAATTACGGTTTATTTTTCAATTCTGCTACATCAGCTTGCAATTGAATAATTAATGCTTGTTGTTCTTGTATAGCTGCGACTAATATTGATATTGCCGCAGATGAGTCCATTGCTTGATACTTTGGATTCCCATCTACATCTACGCCATCTTTTTCGCCTGTTACCCCATTTGGACATACTTCAGCAAATTCGTGAGCAATAAATCCATCGGCAACAGAGCCGCCGTCTTTCCATGTAAAAGTCACTGGCTTAAGTGCGGCAACTTTAGCCAATCCCCCCGTCATGGGAGCCACATTTTCTTTAAGCCTGTAATCTGAAGTTGCTGTATATACAACAGCAGCAGTTGTTCCTACGCGAGAAATTGCCCCGCATAGTGTTCCAGCGTTTGCCCTAAAAATTTCAAAATCAACGCCGCTAGTATTTGGAACAACATAAATTGACATTCCATTAATGCTTGTTTCAACAGTAAGTTTTGTGCTATCTCTTACGGTTGCTCCACCAACTATTAAATTTGTGCCATCAGTTGTCAAAGTTGAACCAGTAGCTAATGCGCTTGTGCTGCTTGCATAAGTAACGCCGCCAGAAGTAAAACTTGTGATGTTAGTGCCGCCGTTAGCCGCTGGCAACGTGCCGGTTACGTGTGTTGTAAGGCCAATCTTGCCCCAACTTGGCGCGGTTGTTACGCCGCCCGAAATAAGCGCATTGCCGGTAGCTACATCGGCAAGTTTAGAAAGCGTTGTAGAGGCACTTGCGTATAATAAATCGCCCACGGCATACGTTGTTTGGCCTGTGCCACCTTTAGCTGCGGTGATAGTGCTAAGACCTGGCGTTAAGTCTGAAATAGCAAGTTTAACGGTTGCACTACTTTGAACAATCGGCAAAACTTCTGTCCCCGCAACTGGCGTAGTCGCGAAAGTAAGTGCGGAAATTTTTGTGTTAGACATAACAAATCCTTATCAGTTGTACATAACTTCAATTAAAGAAGTGTACGGTGGTGCGGTTGAAAAGGTAAGCGTTGTGCCTGACACCGTGTAAGTATTTTTGTTTTGGTACACACCATTGATGTACACAAACGTAAAATTTTCACCCAACGATGCAGCGGTTAACGTAAATACAGTTTGCGAACCAGTGCCGGTAAAATTGTCTACTTGGTAACTTGCAGCGCCGATGCCGGAAATGTTGTCGTAAGTAGCAATAAGCACGTCAGCGGATGTGCTTAAAACAAATTTGTATGGTGGCGCGCTTAACCAAATTTCACCGCCTGGCACGCGGCCAGCCGAATCCAAAATAATTGGGTTAGTGTGGTTTGCATTTCCAGACGAACTGGTGTAAGTCGTTTGTGAAGTAGTGGTCCCCGCAGCATAGGTGTACAGCTTACCGCCAGACAGAATTACGCCGCTGTTGGTAAAAAATTGGGCCGCAACGCCGCCCACGGGGGAGAGATAAACGGCCATGATTTTTATCCTTACGCGCTAATTGCGGCAACTTTATCTTGGAAGGCTTTAACGCGAGTTTGCAATGCAGATTCTTGTGCTTCCAAAGACGCGCTGCGGGCGTCAAGCGATGCTTGTTGCGCGGCCAAAGCAGCCGCTTTATCATTCGCCGATGCTTCGCGCTTGGCAACTTCAGATTGGCGAGAAGCCAAATCAGCATTAACTTCTTTTTCACGCGCGGCTACTTCTTTTTCTTTGGCCTTGGCCGCAGTTAAAGAACTTTTGGCCTCATCCAATGCTTGTTGGGCCGCAGTTTGCGTGTCCGCTGCTGTTGCTCTGGCAGCGGCAAGTTCCTCTGCCGCTTTGGCTCGGTCAGCTACTGCGTTTTCAGCCGCAGACAAAGCGCCCTGGCGAGTAGCCAGTTCATCACGCAATGCAGCCATAGTGGCAAGGTCAATAGGCAACTGTTTGGTGAAATAGTCAACGTAATTTAACGCCGCAGTGTCATTAGAGATTTGCATGATGACCTCTTAAGAATAGTAAGTAATGTTCAGCTTTGCACTGGCCGTTTGCTCAATGAACTTGATTTGAGTCAAGTCGCCATCGTATTGCAAAGTGACACCAGCAGCAAGGGGCATTCCAACCGAAGCGGTGGGGGCCACGCCGTCATCTCGCCAGCGAACGGCTTGAGTCTCAGGCGTAATGATGGCAATACGGGGTGATCCCGCAAGGCCAGCAACGCTTTTTTGGGGTACGGTCAGGGCCGTAGCTGCGGACAAGCTGGTGATCTGCTGGTAGCCCAAGACAGATGTGATAGCTTTAAGATTGAGCGCCATTAGAATCTCCTTCTTTCAGTAAATGATCTTAATTCAACATAGAGTTGCGTTACATAAGCGGGAATAGTTGAAAAAAACCCGCCGCTAAAAAAACTGCCGCCGTAAAATTGGTTCATGTAATTTTACTCCACCCATTGGCAAGTTTGTTCATCTAGGACGTAGCCATCGCCCGGTTTTGGAGCAATAAACGCATCCCTTTGTACATCATAGGTGTACCCAATGCCAGCATAGTTTTTACGAAATGTGCCATGATTAAAACGTAATTGTTCCGCTGTTATTAAATGCGTAATAACGATAAGTTGCATCTGTGGTTACTGTTGGGGAACCAGTTGTAGATACCGCTGTTACAGCAAGTAAAACGCGGAAACAAACTATACCTTTTCCGCCAGCGCCACCACTTCCAATTTGTGAAACAGCAATTCCCGCGCCACCACCACCACCACCTGTATTTGGCGTGCCAGCAACACCGTTATAACTTGTTGCAGTATTGCCGCCAGCACCACCGCCACCTGTTGCAGTTCCCGCGGTTTGCCCCTTAAAAGCGCCACCACCACCACCACCTCCGTAAGTTACTGTTGCACCGCTATATGTACTAGATGTTCCGCTGCCACCATTACCGCCAGCAGATGCAGTTCCAGCTACGCCTACAGAACTAGCGCCACCACCACCACCACCTCCATAAGCACCCGGGGCAGTAGAAGCGGCAAAACCAGTTCCACCAGCATTTCCTTGACCTGCTGTACCAGAACCGGCTGTATGTACACCAGAATTATTTCCTTGTCCACCACCGCCAGAGCCACCAGAAAGACCAGTTGTTCCACCATTTAATATTGAACCACCACCACCACCGCCGCCGGTTGCCGTGATTGTTGTTATTCCTGTACCGCTAATGATGGAATCACCGCCGTTTGTACCTTGCGTACCTGCGGTTGTTCCTCCTGCTCCCAATGCGCCAACGGTGATTGTGTATGTATACCCTATAAATAATGAAAGACCAGTTGCAGTTAATAGTCCACCAGCACCACCACCACCGCCGGTTGCTCCACCTGATGCTGCACCTCCGCCACCACCGCCACCACCTACAGCTAAATAATCCACTAAAACAATACGTTGAGGCCAAGCGGATGCTTGAAGCGCTTGCATGATCTCATTAGAACGCCAAACTCCAATAGCCGAAGACGAACTATTAGTGACTGCCGTAGCCGCCATAATGGAGCCTTTGTATCTGCTAGACATTAGCTAATAGCCTCGTAAGATGCAGTTAATTCAATTGCAGATGCCGTTCCAACAGTCACCACAATAGACTGTGCTTCACCAAGGTAAAACGCTGTGCTTTTGTCAACAACAACAATAGAAGCATTTACAGGCACAGGCACTTGATACACAATCCGGTAAGCAGTTCCACCGCCAGCCGTTGCGCTATTAATTGATACGGTTACGGCTGCAACAGATGCCGTTACGTTTGCAGCAACGATGTTGTCAATTTTATTTACCGTACCGGCAGCAGGTGTAAGTGCCGTCCAAGTAGTAGCCGATGTCGTGCTTGGAATTAAGTAACTTGTCGTGCCATAGATTGACGTTACGTTGACGATATTTGGGTTTGCCATAATTAATATCCAAAAATCATTGCCATCGCAATACTTTTGCCAGTTGTAATGCCGCCGCCGCTGCCGTTAGATGCTGCTGTAATACGCCCGTAAGCGTCAACCGTAAGATTTGTGCTTGTATAACTTCCCGCAGTTACCGCAGTAGTAGCCAACGCAATTGTGCCGGTAGTAGTTATTGTCCCACCAGTTAAGCCTGTTCCGGCGGTAATTGACGTTACCGTACCTGATCCGCTACCTGCCGCTACCCAAGACGCCGTAGTGCCGTCAGAAGTTAAAACATACCCATTTGCGCCAATGCCCAAACGAGTTGCGCTGTTTGTGCCATTTCCAATAATTAAGTCGCCTGTACTGGTAACTGGAGATAAAGCATTAAAGGCAGCACTAGCTGTAGTTTGGCCTGTACCACCGTTGGCAATTGGAAGCGCCGTGCCGGAGTAAGTAATTGCCAAAGTACCCGAACTGGCTATAGGCGAACCAGCAATTGACAAGAAAGCAGGGACGCTTGCCGCCACTGAAGTAACGTAGCCTAAAGCCGGAATATCTGCCGTTGTCAAAGAGCGAAAAGTAGGGGCGGCAGCAGCGCCGCTGTTTGGGCCTGCAAATACTAAATTAGCCGTGGTTAACGCAGCGCCCGTGCCGCCGTTTGCAACATCTAAAAGGCCAGAAAATAAATGATTGGCATCCCACGCCGCAGCGCCTGTGGCAGTAAAACTACCGTCCGCTGCTGTGCTGTGGTTAATGGATAACGTCATGCTAAAAAGCGGAGTTTATAGAGCGTACGCAGATAAATCTCAATGATATTGTCGATCAACTGTTGCAGCGACATATCGGTTTTGTCCACTACGTCATAACGGCACTTTTCAATCTCATCCAACTGGTTTTGCAAAAAGTCGATGATGTTGGCTGTCTTGGTAGCCGAATGCAACGTGATTGGCCCCATCAGGCCATGACGGCCTTGGTAGGCTTCGGCAAAGTCGTCCGCGGCGCCAATAATTCGCTCATAAAAAATGTTGAGCGCAACGTGCTTAGAATAGCTGCGAGTGTTCAAATGGACGCTATGGGCCACATCACGGGCCAAGAATAGCATCCCGACAAAATCGGCGGCTTTGTACATCATTGTGGTTGCTCCATCATGTTCTCTTGCGGCGTTTCAGGGCCGGTATCCATATCACGCCCAGGCATTTCGGTAACCAAATCGCCAGAAGTAATCATGCCATGCACGGTGCCCAGCACGATGTCTTGAATTTGCTCTGGCGACATAGATGCTTGCACAGCGGAAATTCGCTGGGTTTCAGCTTGGTATGCTTTGACCGTCGCTTCAAAGTCTTTGCGGTGCATATCCTGCGCCTCAATCGACTTGCCAGCATTGATGATCATTTGGTGCATCTGCTCCATCTCTTGGCCCATAGCTTGGATTTGCTGCTCTGCGGCCTGCAACTCGGGCGGCTTGTCACCGTCTTGCATGAGTTTGGGGTCGATGGTCTTAGCAAAGCGCTTTGCCATCTCTTGGGCACCAGGCCAATCCATGTTCTTGACAAACAAGTCACCGGCCACTTGCCATAGCTGGGGATTGCCTTGCAACAGTTGGCCCATAGCCTCTAGCGCCTCTTGGCGCTTGGTCGCGTAGCCTGGGCCGGTGGTAGCCACTACGTCGTACTTGCCCACGCCAGGGTTGTAAATCTTGTCAATCACAATGCCCTGCTGATCTACGATCTTTTTGACCGGCTCGGCCTGCATTGGGTCAATCTTGACCATGCTGGTTTCACCGTCTTCGCCAATGATGCGAGCAATACGCTGTGTGTCGTAGATTTTAGGAATTAGATCAACCAGTTGGCGGGTCAAATACCGCACGCCACGGGCCAAATTGTCGCCAAAGTGGTACGTCCCAACGTCGCCCTCGCGCTGACGCGCAAGAATTGCTTTTCCTGAGCGTTCGTTGGATGTCATGCCCAAAGAAGCGTTATATTGGCCGGTGGATGCTTTGATGTCTTCAGAAGCGCCTGATTTGGCCTGCAATAGCCCGCTGGAGGCCATTGGCGGTTGCGCCCGTTGGGGTAGCGGCAGCGTGGCGCCCGCACCGTCTGTAACGTCTGGATTGACCTCTAAATACGGCCAGTTGGTCGTGTTGGCGGTCTTCCATTGGTTCTCATACCCCTCAAACTGACCGCCGTAGCCAATAAACGGCGCTTTGGGGGCCAAAGCCAGCATTTCTGCCTCTTGGGATACCCAATAGTTGTACATCCGTTGTGCATCTTTGGCGTTTCTTACTAGGCCAGACACGTACAAGCGGCCGTCAACCTCAAATTCATTACCCACAATGCGGACAATTGGGATGTATTTACCCGCCCACTCGCGCTCTTCCAAGATTTCGTAGCCGTTTATCTTGCAATACTTGATGCGTGGCCGGTCAGACTGCCGAGTTTTCTTGGGTTTGCCGTAAATAGCGCGCAACTGCTTATCTTCGGGCGTCCCTTCAAAAGCCGTGGCGTTGCCAGGGTACAAATTGAGCGTGCCCTTGTCGTAATCAACGTAGTAGTAGTCTGCAATGCGGATCGTGTCCTTGTTGAGCCATTGCGACAGGTTTTGATCACCTACACCGAGCGTTTGCAGGGTGGTAATGGGCGCTGAATCGGGATACATCCGCTGGTAATCAGCTTTGGAGATGTCTTCGGTCACAAAACACCATTTGGCGTCCGCACCGCACGGGTCTTGGATGGTTGGGTCCATGTACACCGAGAATGAATTGCGAACCCGGCCAATTTTGATGTCTTGGTCAAAGGTATTGTCATCGCAATACTCGGTCAGGAGTCGGATGTAGCCTTCGCCGTAAGAGACTTGGTTTTCACAGGCGGTGTCGTAAGCGACATCTGCGTCCGAGATGTATTCAATATGCCTGACCATGCCGTTAAATACTTCGGCGACGTCAATGTCGGCTTTGTCATCGGCTGGAATAACTTTGCCAGTTGGGCGGTTTTGTCGTTGGTCATTGGTGACTTGCCGTACGTGCTGCGGCAGCTTGTTAATCGTAAGACATGGGCGGGCGTTAATGGTCTGCCCCTGCACCGCGCCACGAGTCGCCAGCACATCAGCAGGCCACTGCCAGTGGTTGTCGGGTGACCCAGCGTAAAACTTTAGGTCGTCTATCTCATCCTCGCGGGACTCAGACAGCGCCGATATTGCCATGTCCAAGCGGCTGCGCGCTGTCGCCAATACGCTGGAACTGTCGTCCTTTTTGCCACCGCCGTTGGCGACATTTCCTACCGCCACCATGCCGGTGTAATCAGCCATTATTTTTTACCTTTTGGGGCTGGTGCGCTGCGCTTGACTGCGTAAGCAATCGCCACGGCCTGTTTGACCGGCTTGCCAGCTTTGACTTCAGCCTTTACATTTTCACGAAAGGCTTTGGGGGATGATGATTTGACAAGCGGCATTATTTCTTCTTCGCTGTTTTGGTAGAATCTTTAAAATCCTTGGCCGTCGGTGCGCCTTTTGCACCTACAGGGCGCATTTTCTCTTTGCTGCCCGCTGCGATGCGCGCTTGTTTAGCGTGAATATTTGCGTACAGTCCTGGCTTCATATTTAAGACCCCATCCATGAAGTTGACATCGAGCCGTCTTGAGCGTTATAGCGGCGAGTCGGCTCAGTATACTCGCGGTGAGCCACGGGAAACGCAAACGTCACGCATATAGCGTCCGCTGCGTCTGGCGATGCTAAGCCCCGTGCTTTCATTTCTTTCTTGCTCTCCAAGAAGATTGTTCCACGTGAATCAGGTTTCATTTTAGGCGAAATTAAATCCGTCTTCAAGAACCTGTCGGTTGGAATACTAGCAGATTTCAACCATTCCCGCATCTCACCCCACATCTGAGCGCGCATATTTCCGTACATTATCGGGTTTCTGGCCTTATTTCCAAAGTTCACGCCCTTAATCTTGTACCGCTGCTCCTTGAGCCTGTCCACAATCCCGGCGCCCAGCCCACCCTCATCGATCACCACCAGGGTGGGCTTGTACTCTTCAATCGCGTCAATCACATACCCCACGACCGTCATGGTGTCGTCGCCCCGGTGCCGCGTTATGTTGACAATATCCCGTCCCTGGCGCACCGCGATGACCGTAGCGTCCGCGCCGTATCGCGCCGGATCGACGCCGATGACGATAGGCGCGGACAAGTCTTTGTACTTCTCCCGCTTCATGGC